GTCAACCGGTTGTCGGAGACCCCGTCCAAGTGAAGGTGGTTCTGTGCCCTGGTGACGAACCCAGCCTCCTGTGGGTCAATCCGGTTCGCCTGATGGAATCCGACGGCTGAGTGCAAAGTTCAACCCCGAAAGGATATACTGAGACCATGAAGAACGGACGCCACACCACCGCCCTCCGGACCCTCATCCCCTCGAACCCCAAGGAGTGGACGGAGGCCATCATGGACATCCTGGAACATGCGGAGGAGGTGGACCGCCTCGCTGCCCTCATCGCTGACGACCTCCGCCGGAACGCCGAGCGGTTCAACACTGTCGCGGAGCGGATCTCGGCTGGGCACAACCCCGAGGACCCGATGGGCTACTCGTCCCTCCACGACATCTCGGTCAACATCGCTCGGCATCGGGCGAAGGCGGAGTCGCTCGTCTCCCTCATCCGCTCTGTCCTCGGCCGAGATGCAAAGGCGGCCTTCTTCACGGCCCTCCGCGAGCAGAGCTGAGGACCTACGGCGAGTACAAAGTTCACAACGGGCAGGATACACTAGGATCATGAAGCACCTCGGAATCCTCCTCAGCTCCACCTCGGCACGGCTGCCGTACCTCCTCCAAGGCTCACCCATCGACCCGGAGGTCATCGTCGGCGGCGGACTCCTCGTGGCACCCATCATCGCGGTCTTCGGTGCGGCGGCGCTGCTGGGACTCTGACGGGGCCCGGCGGACGAGCCGGGCGGCCTGGGGGCGGGAGGTAGATGGGCGGTACAAGGGCCCCTAGGAAAGGGTGGAGGCCGGCCCCTAAAATGGGCCCCTTAAGGGCCTAGGGGCCCCCCGGCCATTTATAGCATTTTCTGTGGGGCCTGTAGGGGCACCTGGGCGCGCTAAGGTCGCGCGCAAATCTCGAGAAATTTTGGCGCCAAAAGCGGTCATTCTCCCGGTTCATGAGGGCACATCGACCTATTTAGATCGTGTTGGATCTGAATCCTGGTGACTTGTGCGTTTATCACGACGACGACGGCACCCCACGCGTCCTGCTGACACGCGTCCTCCTGTTCATTCACGTGAATCCTGATCACCCTGACGAAGGCGTGTTCCTCTGTAACGATGGATCGATCGACGAGGAGTACTTCGTGTTCCTGAGACGTCTGTGACAGAGTTCCGGAGCGAGGGCAAGTAGCACCTCGGCCGCTGTGCTCGAAATTTCTCGGGAATTTTTTCTCGCCGAAATCGACCGTTGTTCTTCGGCGGTAGAGATACATACCATATGTCCTGAGGTGTTGAGATGAGGTATGGCAAGCTGTTTGAGAGGATGCTCGTGACGTCGATATTCAGGTTGATCATCGGTGTGTTGTTGGCACCGTTTCGGCGGCGCCGCCGATGAACTGCCCTCCGGAATCCCCAGTCATTCTAGGGTATTCTCGAGTTACTCCGTGGTGTTGACATGAAGCGATTAACCGAGAATAAATCTAGAGGTGGCGTGTGCAACGACAGAGCTTGGTGGTGTACAACTGAGGATTAGGGATTAAGGTATACACAAGCTTATGGCATTAGGCGTTTGTTGCCATTGGATTCGGCGTGAGGTTGCGCCGAAGAGTGGCAAAACACAGGTCATCAACGAGTTGGACGAGAGGACCCTGCAGTTGGGTCGATACGAGCGAGGTTCTTACGCAGAGGACTCGATTCGTTCGTTGTACTTACACAATGCTCGAATGTTGCGAGACGTGTTGCGGAAGGTGGCCGCGAGTGGCGTGCGGTTGTTCCGCGTGTCATCGGCGATGTTTCCGCTGAGCGATCGCGTGCCCCGAGGTTTATGGGACAACGACGTCTTGAAGCGCGAGCTTGCGTTATGTGGTGAGGTGGCGCGGAAGCATGGAATCCGGTTGACGACCCATCCAGGTCAGTTCTGCGTGTTGTCGTCGGATTCCGATTCCATAGTGGAGAAGGCCATCGTCGAGTTGGAGCATCATGCCTGGATGTTCGATGCGATGGGGATGCCACGAAGCACCCACGCCGCGATCAACGTGCATGGTGGTAAGGCGGATCGAAGTTCTAGGTTGATTGACGCGATTCGGTCGTTGCCTGAGGCGAGTCGGTCGCGGTTGACGCTCGAGAACTGCGAGACGTGTTACTCGTTGGTGGATCTGTTGCCGGTGGCTCTCGAGACGGGTGTGTCGCTCGTGTGGGATTCTCATCATCACGTGTTTAACGATGGTGGATTGGACGGCGCAGAGGCTGCGGCCGCAGCCGATGAGACGTGGCCTAAGGGTGTGAAACCCCTGCAACACATCAGCAACACTGAACCTGGCATGGAGGGTGGATCTTTCACCGAACGCCGCAAGCACAGCGACATGATTCATTATGTTCCAGAGAATCAGCTCGAGCGCCTCCGACGCGATGAGATTGATGTCGAGGTTGAGGCCAAGTTGAAGAACTTGGCGGTCTTCGACATGTCAAAGAAATTTAATATTCCTTTGTAAGATCTGAGCGTGCAAAGGTATGCGGGAAAAAGTTATAAAGTGATTGACCTCACAATTTGAGGTATAGGAGAATAAAAAACATGGCAAAGAATAAGACGGTTCAGAAGCGTTCTGCAGATTTGACAGTGTACTATCCCCAAAAGCTCACGTTCGACGAGCTCGCGGTGGTGGATGATGACACGCTGGGTAGCATGCACAAGAGTCACGTGGATGCGATCAGTCGCATGTCAGGTCACGATCTCAACACGAGCCCATGGGAGATTGAGCTGTGTTACGTGCAGAGGGAGATGCAGATGAGGATCTTGCGGAAGGAACTTCACGCAAGGTACCTTTCCAGCGTGGTTCATCATGAGGTGGATTGAAGATGGATTCTGAATCTTCAGGTTTGAGAGAACGCTCTCGAGATCTCGCCGGGGAAGGCGATGCGATGGGTTATTACTTGAATTCGTTGAAGAGGCACCAGCAGCTCAACCATGAACAGATGGTTGAGTTGTTCAAACAGTTAGAAGAAGGTGGTCGTGATGCAGGCTCGGCGAGAAATAAGTTGGTTGAGACCAACTTGAGGTTGGTCGTCTACGTCGCGAAGCAGTATAAGAGACACAACATGCCCCTTGAAGACATCATTCAAGAGGGAAACCTAGGGTTGATGCGGGCCATCGAGAAGTTCGACTGGCGTAAGGGGTTCAGGTTTTCCACCTACGCCACGTGGTGGGTTAGACAGGCGATTGGTCAACACATCCTGAAGAGGAAGCGAATCATACGCATGTCAGCTCACGCTGTCAACACCCAAAAAAAGTTGATGTCAGCCGCCGAGGAATACCGGGCGACGATGGGCTGCGAGCCCAGCGTTGAGGAGTTGAAGGAGTTGACAGGAACCTCTGATATGATCTTCAACGCCACGACGATCAGCGGGAGGGCCATCATCTCGTTGGATCAACCTCTATCGTCAGATCCAGATTCTGACACGATAGAGGACAAGATCGGTGCGGATCTATCTGAGGATCCCATGCAGATAGTTTCCTCGAAGGAGTTATTGAACGTCGCAAATGAAGTCATGCAGCAGTTGTCGCCGAAGGAGGCTGCAATTTTGAGGTTGCGGTTTGGATTGGTCGAAGACATTTCTTCTGACGATTCTTATAACCTGACTCGAGAAGAAGTGGCTTCAATCGCAGAGGGTCATGGGTTGACATGATTGAGTATCTGATACTTTTCTTTTCTGTTTTAAGTTGTGTGTTGTCAGCGGTGGCTTTTGTTTTATTGCGGCGGCTAGCAAAAGAGCAATTGGAGCGTGAGCTCACTGACACCGCAAAGTTAGAAGAGAATCTCAACACTCGATTGAGAGACTTGCAGATGACTCAGTTTAGCCTGCGGATGCCGAACTATCCGAGGCCTAATGTTGTCACGAGGAAAAAATAATTTATGACGATGAAAAAAGGTAGTAAATTTGACGGCGGATATGCGACAATTGATGAGAATGGTGTTAATTATCGTGACATCGCTGAGACAATGACTCATCTCGGATACAAGATGAACCATTCATCGGCTCGTAATTATGTTTTACGCGTTATGAGAAAGTTTGTAGATGCTATTGCAGAGAAGCATGGAGTCTCGTTGACGAGCGATGATGCGAACAAGATTTCTAAATCTCCGTTATTCCAAAGCGGAATTTATGACTTGTTGCAGGACCTAGATGTCCATAGAAAAATTGGTGAAAAATGAAAGCTGTAAAATACCAAAAGAAATCTTTGATTAAACTAGAGAATCTGCTGAGACGTCGGAAGACGACTCTTTCTAAGTTCTTGCAAGAGAGAGGCATCACTACATATCAAGCGCTTGAGTCAGTCTGTTCTAGGTTAGGGGTTGTCACTCCTTCTCTGGAAGCATTTAATCTTTGCGTTCCTTCTTACGTGTCTGACCCGACTGACGGTGTTATCGTTGTTCCTCCTCTCGACGTTGTGAATGAGTCGACGGGTGAGAAAGAAGACATTGGAGACGTCTTCATTGCGCTCGCGCCGGGTTCTTCTTATGAAATTTTATCGGTGGATCACGATGAGCAGGTGTCTGGTTCCGCGGACGTCGTAGATGTTCGCAATTTTTCTCGTAAAAAAAATAAGAGGGCAGTGGGATGAAGATGAGACGTGTCGTTTACGATATTGAAAATTTCAAGCAAGAGAAGAAGCACAGCAAGAATCCTGAAGATTCTCAAAATTGGTTGTCTGAGAAGAGAAACATCGCTCTGAAGTTGATTAACAACGCTTCGGCTTTGTCAGACGCGGTTGGGGCGTGCAACCACGTTTTGGAGAAGAACCCAGACTCAGAACTAAAGTTCGCAGTTGAAAAGATCAACGGGGTGATCGAAGAGTTAAAAAAAGATTTTAAGAAAAATTATACGTTTTAGTTCATTCATCAAATAACTTGAACTAATAGGACGAGAAGAGTGAAATGTTTCAAACTCGTTTGATACGATGATGATATGTCAACCGTAATCGATGTTCTCGAAGCTCTCGAGTCTGATAACTCAAGAATCTTTAAAGAAGATCTTCTTGAGAGATGCAAATCAAATTCTTTACTCAAGAAAGTTTTTGTTGCGGCATTTGATCCGTACGTAAACTATTACGTTAAAAAGTTTAAATCATCGAAAACTTTCAAAAAAGTCGACGATGACAATGCTGTTGTCGAGAAATTTCTGAGCTTGATCGGTCAAGAGCTAGCAACACGAAAGATCACAGGCAATGATGCCAAGAGCGCGGTGGAGCGGTTCTTTGTAGATCTTGACGAACGACAGGCGAAGTGGTGTCAGCGAATCTTGCTGAAGAACTTGAGATGTGGCGTTCAAGAAACCACCGTGAATAAGGTGTGGCCGGGTACCATCAAAAAGTTCACGGTTCAACTTGCGGATAGTCTCGACACACGTCATGATCCGGATAAAGGCATCCAGATCAACGATCGTATCGTTTATCCAGTCCGCGTTGAACCGAAGTTGGATGGGCTACGTTGCGTAGCTGTAAAGATTGCAGGAGAAGTCACGTTGTTCACCCGCAGCGGTTCAGTTCTAGAAACTCTACCAAAGATCAAATCGATCTTGGAAAGGGCGAGGTGGGACAACTACGTGCTTGATGGAGAGATCATGGGATCTGACTGGAACGAGTCTGCTTCTGTCGTAATGTCTCACAA